TTCACCACCAAAAGATTTTTGCCCACCAATATGATGTCCCCACACCAACAATATTTAGAACTTTATTCTATAAAACTCTAAATAAGTCAGGTTTCTCTCACTTAAAATGAAAAAAGCAGCATTGCTTTTTGGTATGTTACTGATGGCGGCACCAGCAAATGCCGATCTTATTACAAAACATTCAACTAGCGTTCAACTGACAGTTGATGCTGCTGCCTCTCAGGCAACTCGTTTAGGTTCATCCTATTCTGTGAGTGGTTCTAATGTCTCTGCTACTCTTGGCGGTCTTACAGCACCTTCAGGAACTGCTGCTGCCACTATGAACTCTGGCACATATTCCCAAACGACAGATGGGAGTGCCTTTTCCTTCACAGAAACCTTCAACCAAGGAGATGCAATCCCAAGCAACACAACCATTACTTCAGGTGTGGCTCCATCCTTACCCGCATTTGGAAGTGTCACGACCACTGCTGGCGGCGTGGCTGGTTCTCTCGCTGGTACTATCGATTCTGCTGGCACGATGGCATTGACTGCTGGTGGTGCTGGTACTTCGGCAACAGGACAATTCGTTGCTGAAATCACCATTAGATAATAGGTATAGATAGTAATGGATAGATTACAAGAAGCGATTTGTCTTGGTGGTTTATTAGGAATATTACATGGACTGCTTGCTCCTGCATTAGCAGTCCCTGTTGTTCCTAACTTCACCCAAGGATCAATGACTAGTCATACAGAGACTACACAAAAAATTACAGAGACCATTAATTCAATGGATTATAACACAGGGTATCAATACTCTGTGACAGGGAGTGGAATTACAGCATCAGGTTCTTTACAACCAGGCACAGGTGCTAACAATGTAACTATAGATGGCGTGACATCATCATGGACAGGAATAACAAGCAGACCAAACTTTACACAGACGACACCAGGGGGAGCGTTTCAGTTCACAGAAACGTATCAAGGACCTGGTTTGGCAAATCAAACAATAATTCAAAGAGAAACAGAAGTCACAAGTATAACAGACACAACCTCAATTTTCTCGCAATAATCCTAAGTGTCCTATCCCCAGCACTGGTCCAACAAAGAGTTCTTGCTGAGACTGTTGGCGGCGTTAGCGCCACTGCTGCTCCTGTTGCTAATTCCTCTGGTAGTGTCACCAACCAAGCCATCCAAGTCCTCCAAGGTCCATACATTACCAACACCTATGGAAATGGAATCCAGTGTCAAGGTCCCACAAGAAACTTTACCCCCTATGTAACTGGTAGTGCTTCTGCTACTAAACCTTGGGAACCTTATTATGATTCTCCTGTCTATGATATGAGGGACTTTAAAGGTGCTTTTGATGATGAAGGAAATGAAATTGGTGATGGAGCACCAGATAATCCAGGATCTATTCTTTATCAAGTTCCTACAAGAACTGGACAGAAAGATAACTATAATCTTGGTGTTGGTTTTTCCATTACTTGGTCAGAACCATTAGACAAAGAATTACAAAAGAAATGTAAAGAAGCAGCATCTGCTAACATCGCACTGATGCAACAACAGGTTGCTAATAAAAGATTAGATTTCGAAATTGCCCGTCTCAAGAATTGCGGCGAGTTGATGAAGCAAGGCATCAGTTTCCACCCCAAGTCTCCATATTATAAAGTATGTGCGGATGTGGTGGTTAGGGATGTTACTTATATCAAACCACATGTTCATTCTATCCCTTCTTCTTCACCTTCGCCTTCACAGACTTCAACTTTGCAATCGCTTGATTCCGATCCCTCTGCTCTTCTCGGCGCTCCTCTACAGATAAAATCTTCAATTCCTTCCCCCTAATCTTAGCAATCTTTTTCATAACCTTTTTAACCGTTGGTTTGACTACTTTCAAGAGTATGTCTGCCAACGGTTTTGCCATAAGTGCTGATGCTGTTGCTACTGCGGCAATACCACCAGTTTGCATTACTTGTCCACCACTAGGAAGTCCAGCAAATACTTGTTCTGGAATGGACACCTTTTCTGTAATCTGAATACACTGATTTCCTATTAGTTTATATTCAGTAACCTTTTTTCTGAAACCTTCTACATATGTTCCTACAGGTTCTTTTGCTGCTTGTGCTGCTGTAGGGCATTGTATGCTAGCACTAGAAGGTGGTGCTGGATTAGGAATTTCTATTTGTCCAGGTGGATCTGGTTTTTCTTTTTGTTCTTTGAGTCTTGTATCTACCTTTGGAGTAGGTGTTGGCAACTTTTGGTTTGGTTCAAAATTGGGAGCATTATAAGATGGAACACCTCCATCACATAATACCATGTTTCCTCTAGGATCAACTTCTCTTAGATCCTCAGTTTCTCTTGTTTCAACACACCCAGGAATATCAACAATAGGAGCACCAATGTTTACTACAACTGGAGGAGTATAGGGAAGTGCTTGAGATGTAGTATCAAAAACACCAATAACAGCAGGAATATCCAGTTCCCTTATCTGAATATTATTGGTTCTAACTTCCCTAATCTCCATCAATCATCATCTTTGAATAAATTTGCAATCGCAGTGAATACTGAATGGAATGCTACGTAAAGGAAAAACTTTCCTTCAACATCTCTATTCTTTCTTCTCTTTACAGATGTAGTCATAATAACCTCATTTGTTTTTATTATTTAACAACCTTATGGAAGGTTGGTTCCTCCAGGAACGGAAGGAATAGCACCACCAGTAGCACTTGGCATTTTAGGCATAGCACCTTGAACCAAACCTGGAAGTGCTTCTGTAACAGATGCTGTAACTTGCTTGATTGCAGATTCTTTTGCACTTTCGATTAGTGCATCTTTATTAAGATACACATAAGCACCAGCACCAACAATAGCAGCAGATACACCAAATGATGTAAGAGCAAGAAGATTAATTAGTTTTTGCATTTTAACTACCTAGTAATTTTAGTTGTTTATCAATATCACTAAGTTCAGAATAATATTCACATGGATATTCTATAGCAATTGGTTCTCTTCCCATCATCAAATCAGTTCGGCACATATCATTTCCAATTTCCATGTTCCCAACAATAAACAAATTAAGCAATAACATTTTTAGTACCTCTTAACACCTTTTGTTCTAGTAGGAAAGGTTGATTCCATTGCCCAACATAATAAAAGTGTGAATCCAAAAACAAATGCCGTACTGATCATACTAATGTTCCATTGGCACGACGAATCTCTCTGAGTTCTTCAAAGTTCTTTTGCTTGGTTCCACCATCGTAGGACCAGGCATATCCTTCTGTAATCATTTGCTCATTGAGGGACAGGTCGGAATCTCCGACGTAGAGCCAGCCGAGAAGGCGCCCATACTTTCCAATACCACCATCAAGCTCAGTGCGGATAATGAGATCGTCATCCCCGTCAATAGCGCCTTTAAGTCTTTCTTCAAGCCAGTGTGTTGCATCATATCCAAGAGCTTTTTCTTCATCATCTTTAGTCCTCTTTTCGGGGGTGTCAACTCCAGCAACTCTTACTCTTTCTTTCTTATAAAGATCAAATCCAAGATCAATAGTGACATCAATGGTATCACCATCAACTACTCTATTGATTTCAATAACTCTAAAATTATAGCAGGACTTCCTGCTGGGTGGTTTCATTGCTCCCATGCCCTACTCCTTAATGCAAATAATTTGAGATGGATTGTAGGTATTTAGACCACAGGTAAAAATTTCTTGAGGATATATAAAAATTTTATACAAAGTAAGAGTAGAAATGACAAGGTTCATACCAATAATCCAAGGTTGTGCCTTATGGATCTTGTTGATATTTTCTTCACTCCAATACTCTTTCCATCACTTCATTACTTTCTCCTCTATGAAATCCTTCTGGTTCTGTCTTATGTATCCAATCTTTTAGTCTTGAAACATATAGCCTTAACAAATCTGCCTGGTTCAGATGAAAAGTATCTTTACTTTCAAGATACAACTTATTATGGAGATCAATCCCATCTAAGCACTTCTTTATTATAGGGTTCCAGGGTTCCCTAAAAGAAGTATTCCATTCTCTTGGCATATATTTACTTTTTCTTACCACCGTTTTTTGCTTTCTTAGCAGTCGCGTTCCCTTGATTCTGCTTCGATTGACCCTTCTTGCCCTTGTTCGCGGACTTGGCCATCTTCTTCTAATTCCTTAAATGATAGACGTAGAATATATATGACACAATATAGTGTAAATGCAAGTCCGCAAGATAAAAGAATAATAACTGACCAAACAGGATCGTTTATATCTCTCATTGCCACTTCCTGTAGTTGATAGAAGCATCATTCCAATCTCCGTCATCAAACCAAGGATCTCTGATACGAATATCATTAAGTCCTTCTATATCAGACTTTTTAATTTCTATTACTGGTTCCCGTTTCTCTTCTTCATCCCAAGTTTTTATAATCTCATTCACTTGTTTATCAACATCAGTCATTTCCATATCAACTCTACCCTGAACCCACATAGTCCATAACCACTCAATAAAACCTAGAGCAAGATGATTGATGGGAAACTTCTGTTCGTTTGCCCATCTCTTACTCTTGGTATACCAATTATCTTCTCCACCCCAATAATATTTGAACTTGTGCTCAACAGTCATTGAAGACACTTCCTACTTCAGAACCAATACTAGAACCAATCTTTTGTCCTAATAACAAAGCCCATCCAGATGCTAACCATCCAACATAAGGAATACTAGAAACTGCAGGTACAATAACACCAGCACTAATTGCTGTCCCTGCCATTGCACCTTGTGATTGTGCGCCAGCGTCCGCCCTGATACACTCTTCGCTTTTGGCACCCAACTTTCCCTCGCCGTCAATGGCACCTCCTATGTTTCTAACACCGTCCATTGTATATTGATCATGACGATATTCTCTACGACTTTCAATACCACCTCCACCAAACAATCCACCTTTCTTCTGGTCCAACTTTAGTTGTCTTTCAGAGTTGAGGATAGCAGGATCGTTTGCTTTATATTCAATTCTATATCCATCTCTGGTCGCTTCTACCTTATAGGAAGAGTAGTCCCCTGATGGGAAGTTGATAACAGGATACTGCGGTCGAACAGCACTCAGCAAATGACCTAGAACACCAATGTGAGCAATACCAAAAACAACGCCCAGTCCGATAGCAATATTCTTGACTGGGAATTTCTTTGGGGTTGGTGTTACTACTTCTGGAGTATCAGTCTTTTTGCTGGGTTTCATAATTTTAGATAGTTGGCATTACAGGTGGTTCGCCGTCTTTCTTAGGAGCAGCAGTTGAGATTTGGAGAGGTGCTTGTTCAATACGAATCGTTTGAGCAGGAGCAGTTGAAGCTGCAGCAGCAATCAGTTTCTCCAAATCTGCCTTTGATACACCGCCAGCATTACCCATCTTCATAGTTCCATCACCAGACTTCTTTGCAGTCTGAACACCGAAGGTAGCAAGAACTCCAGTGAACACAGACGCAATGAAAGTAGGATCAAGTTTCTGTTCAGGAATACCAAAAGCAGGTGGAAGTTTAATATAAGCAAGAGTCAAGATGCCACCAGACCAGACAAGAATACCAAGTCTGACCATAGTGCTGATTGCTTCTAACTGACTTTCATGATCAGTAGCAGCGTCTTTAATTTTTCCAAAAAAACCTCTTTTCTTTTCTTCTTTAGAAACTTCTTTTACTTCTTCTGACATTCTGCATGAAACAAGGCAATGCTATTTATTGAATTTCCATAAAAAAGGAGGGAAGTCCCTCCTTTGTGTTTAATTTTTAAGATACTCTAATACTTTTTCTGGTGTTGATTCTTCATAGGGGTCTGTGTCTGCATTGTCACGGAAACCTTCTTCAGCGAAGATTTTCTCAATGATTCCATCATTAACGACAGCAGCATAACGCCAACTACGCTCACCAAAGCCAAGATTAGACTTACTAACCAGGTAACCCATTGAGCGGGTGAAGTAAGCATTACCATCGGGAATAAGTTTTACTTTCTCAATATCCTGGTCTTTGCCCCAGGCATTCATTACAAAACCATCATTAACAGAGATGCAGTAAATATCATCGATCCCAAGTTGAACAAACTCTTCAAATCGTTCTTCAAATCCAGGGAGTTGATAAGCACTGCAAGTAGGAGTGAATGCACCAGGGAGACTGAAAATAACCACACGCTTACCATCA